AGCAGTGGTAAGAACGAGCGTAAGTCACAACTAACTGGCATCAGCGCGAGCGCAAAATGACTAACGGTCAGTTTTACCATGTCGCGCACAAAATGACTAACAGTCAGTTTTCACCCGCCGTCCGCGTCGCTCTGCTCCGCTCTGCGGACGGGACACGGTGCAATACGTAACCCCGCCGGAACACGTGCTCTCTGTCGACGGAATCAGGCGAACGCACGACCAAGGATTGACATGCCATGCATACAAAATGACTAACCGTCATTTTTTATCATAAACTAAAGCGATAAAGCACACCGAAAAATATTTTCAAAAACTTTGAAAAAACCTATTGACATTTCTTCCCACATGTGTTAAGATATATACGTAATCAAGAAGAACGCAAGTTGCAACGAAGTTTCAGATGATTACAAAAGAATATTTAAGAAAGGATAAAAGCTCCTTTCTGCGTAATTTCATTGTCAGTTTCCATACTCTACTCTATTCTTCATTATAACAAATACTATTTGAAAGGACAAACAAAACTATGCTTACTAACACTATCATCAAATCTACAGACCTCAGCAAAATGGACAAGTACAACGTAATGAACTATTCCAACGGTGAGAACCTTGAAAAGGCTATCGAAGAATTCGGTAAACTCGTTCTCTCCTATCCGGATGCATGGGCAATGGTTCACACTGTGAACGACAACCCGAAACCCGGTCAGGATAAGGAATACGATAAGCTTGTCGTTATCGCAGACGGCGTTCTGTATCACACCGGCTCCCAGTCGTTCATTCAGTCTTTCCTCGACATTGTAGAGACGTTCGACGAGACCGACGGCATGGAGATCGAGTGCTTTGCAAAACCGTCCCAGAACTACAAGGGTCGCAACTTCCTCGGCTGCCGCCCTGTAGCAAAGGCGGGTGACTAACATGAAGTATATCCGTAAAACCATTCAGACAACGACATATACATACACCGTAAACGAAAACGGTGTTGACTATCACTTTACGGAAATGTGTGAGGGCGCTCCTACTCTTTACGCGCTTACCAAAAAGCTGCATCGAGAACACGACAACAAAGACACGGGGCGTGTCGTTACGCTGGTCAATATCGAATCCATTGAAGAAAACCGCTACGAAATGTCCATCAGCGACTTTATCGAATACGCGGAACTCGTTGACAGTATCAAATAAACAATAAGATTTCTCCTTTCCTTAACTGCCGCAACACGGCGGTAAACCTCCCGATTGAACCGATGACGAAAAAAAAAATTCGTCATCGGTTCTTTTTATCTTTACACTTTATTATACCACAACGGTAATATTTTGTCAATAGAAAAGAGGTTAAAACATGGCTAAAAAATCATCGAAAAAATTGACTCCTAATCAAGCAGAATTTGGACGCTTGATTAAAAACGCAAGACAGCGCTATAACCGATACTTGAAAAAGGGTTACAAATCGCAATATACGGCTAAAGATTTATTCAGCGCTTTTGAACGTCCCGAAAGAATAACAAAGAAAATGCTTGATAAATTAAAGCAAGAACTTAAAGACATTACGGACAGCGCGTTATATGCAGAAGCACAGAATGGTGAAGCTATTCCGTTTGCAGACATACCCAAAGCTGCAAGAGCGCAGTTTAACAAGTTAGGCTTTACGCAATTTACGGTTACAAGTTCAACAGGTGTTGAAAGCAACATAACTCTTGCACTTAACAATGCACCCTTAGCGGATATAAACGAAGCGTCCCTTGCGTTTTCGAATTTTATAAAAGCTAATGCGTGTTGGGCAACGGATGAAAAGAGGCATGCGGGTATGGAATACATTATAAAAAAATTACGCGAAGAACGCTACAACCTACAAAACCTTTATGGCAAAAATGAAGGTGACACAGTATTCGCGTACATGCTAAATGAAATCGGTGTTGTAGCAGGTACTTTAACATCTCAAGAAGCAAACGACACAACTGCGGCGGGGCGCTGGCTTTCTGATTTTTATAAGCATAGGAAATCCGGTGTCGAAGAAATGATGAAACTAAATGAAGCGTTTGGAGACGTGCAAGCATGAATTATTACGTATGTGATTTTGAGACAAGCGTATACGACGGGCAAACCGAAACGGAAGTCTGGGCGGCGGCATGTGTTAAAATACATACAGAAGATGTGCTTGTTGTAAATTCAATAGATAAATACTGGGACTGGGTAGAACAGTTAAAAGGTAAAAATATTGTATACTTTCATAATGGCGCTTTTGACTTTTCTTACATTCTCGATTACCTATTGAAGCGCGATGACTACGCACAAGCAACCTACACACCCGATGGCAAAGTTGAACACACTATGTTTTTCGAAACAAATGATATGAAGCCTAACACGTTTAAGTACAGCATATCCGATATGGGACAATGGTATACGATGACTGTTAAAACCCAAAGAAGTCTTATAGAGTTCCGCGACAGTTATAAGCTTATCCCCCTCTCCGTAGCAGACATGGGCAAAAGCTTTAACACCAAACACAGAAAGAGCACGATTGAATACAAAGGCGAACGCCATGCTGGGTACAACATTACCCCAGAAGAAGAACACTATATCAAAAATGATGTTCTTGTTGTTAAAGAAGCTATTGAATTTATGTTTGCGGACGGTCACAAAAAACTTACAATCGGCGCGTGCTGCATGAGTGAATTTAAGTCCGGATATAATCGTCATGTTTACGAAGACTTGTTCCCGAACCTCTACGACATTCCGCTTGATCCCGAACGTTACGGCGCTACAAATGCAGATGAATATATACGCAAGGCATACCGTGGCGGGTGGTGTCATGTCGTGCAAGGCAAACAATGCAAGGTTTATAAAAACGGTTTGACGCTGGATGTAAACTCCCTATACCCGTCCATGATGCACAGTGATAGTGGAAATTATTACCCTGTTGGAAAGCCTGAATTTTTTAGCGGCGAAGAGGGCTTAAAGGCAGTTGAAGCGGAAAGACAGGAACGATTAAAGTTACATAACCCTTTAGTTGGTCTGTATTACTACGTGCGTCTGCGTTGTCGTTTTAGGTTAAAGGTCGGGTATCTACCTTTTATTCAGCTAAAGAAAAATCTGCATTACAGACAAAACGAAAGCTTAACTACTTCTGACGTATGGGACGAAAACCAGAAGCGCTACGTGTCCGAATGGGTAGACCAATGCGGCAAGAAGCACGACACATACGTGACCATGACAATGACCATGACAGACTACGAACTGTTTAAAAAGCATTACATTATAATTGACCCCGAAATTTTGGACGGCTGTTATTTTGAAGCACAACAAGGCATCTACGACAAATACTTAAACAAATATCGTGAAATGAAAATCAATGCTCCAAACAAGGGCATTAGAACAGTGGCAAAATTATACAGCAATAACCTATACGGAAAACAAGCGGCATCTACAATAAGTTCGTACAAGGTTGCTATGCTAAAACCTAACGGCGTAGTCGGTTTCTTCACTGTCGCGGAAAACGAAAAAACACCGGGCTACATTGCATGTGGAGCGGCGATTACCAGTTACGCACGTAACTTTACAATTACCGCCGCACAACAGAATTACTACGGTGTTGATAACCCCGGCTTTATATATGCAGATACTGACAGCTTGCATCTTGACTTACCATTAGACAAGATAAAAGGTGTGCAGCTGCATCCCCGTAATTACTGTTGCTGGAAGAATGAAACAAACTGGGACGTTGGATTTTTCACGCGTCAGAAAACCTATATTGAGCACGTTACACATGAGGACGGCGAACCGATTGAAAAACCATATTACAATGTAACATGCGCAGGTGCAAATAAAACCGTTAAACAACTGTTTATACATTCCGTAGAGCAGGACTACGACACAGAGAAGAACCCAGAAAATTACACACCCGAAGAACTTGAATTTATCCGTGAACCTCGTAGCATATCCGACTTTGTACCCGGCATTATGATACCGGGCAAGCTTTCACAAAAGCGCATTAAAGGTGGTGTTATCTTAGCTGATACGACATTTGAAATGCACTGAAAGTAAAATCCCTTAGAGCGTGAAAACTCTAAGGGATTTTGTTATTCTTAAACGCACGTCTACACAAAGGAATTGACCGTTCATAGCCTTGTCACGGCGGCATATTTCAACCGTGTCACCCGTGCAGGTCGATGTGCAGAACGAACGCAGAATACAAATTAGAATGAAAGTGCTTTTAGTATTGCTTCTTTCGCTTGCAGGTCTTTGAACCGCATACAACCGTGTTCAAAATAATACCGAAGCTTTTGAATAAGGATAAAGTTACTTGATACCATAACATAATTTAATTTATGGTCTGCTGTGTCCACTGTGATTTTAAGCGGATATTGATAATCGACGCTTTTGTCACAGAACACTATACCCAATTCGGGATATTCTCGAACGCCATAGTCAATACCCGCATAGCGTATTGTTGCCACATATTTTCCGCGCCCTGTTGGCGTATCGACAAATGATAAATCATCCTGTAAATACACTCCCTCGGCGCTGTACGCGATATAATCACTCGAACCAAACGCTCGGTTAAAAGCGCTTGACTTTAACGCTTTCGCCGCCGTTTCGTTGTAACCCTGTTCAAGGACAAAGCCGTCACCACGCAAGAAATGCGTATCTTTTTGAAGTCGGGTTGAAATATCCATTGCAACGTAATACGGGTTGAGTATCGTTACAGGGTTAGAAATCATATATACGGGTACGTAGCGGGATTGTTTGCTACGTCCACGTGCAATAGAATTATGAATAGATATGAACTTTTCAACCTCTTTGTCACAGTAGTGGTTCTGCTCGGACTGGAATTCATCGAATATAATGTTATCGATATCACTGAATAAATGTGAATTGCGCTTTAATTGGTCAGCAGAATTTATAGAAATTGCATAGCCGCATGGTTCTTCATTCAAATATAACTCTTGATATATGCCCTTCATCTTTTTTGCGGCGGTCATTTCATATTCAGGAAAGAATAATTCTTTTATATCTTTAAAGAACTTTTCGTCACAGCCGTCTAACTCATAGTTAAATCGATACAGTAACGCGAACTTTGCACCACGTTTAATAAACCTGTTTACCACAAGCCTATTAAAATAGGTTGTTTTACCCGCGCTACGGTTAGAGGTGCACATGAACACCTCGGGTGTCTTTCCGTTTATATCCTTTAATGACAATAGTTTTGTTCCGTCGTAATAATTCGATTTTGGCATTATATTTCAACTCCGTGTATTATTTCTATCTAAATTATACCACAAGTATATTGACAAGTCAACACCCTTGTGCTATACTATTAGTATAAAAGGTGGTCAATATAACAGATAGGAGTGATACTTATGGACGTAACCGCTATTGTGCAGGTTATTTCTTCTTTAGGCTTCCCCATTGCGGTTTGTTTGATATGCTTTTGGTATATTAACAAGCTCGAAGAGACACACCGAAATGAAGTGCAGAAGCTAACAGATGCACTTAACAATAACACGCTCATTATGCAAAAGCTTTGCGATAAGATGGGTGTGGAGAAAGAGGGTGAAGAGTAATGAGCGAAAATAAGTTGATTTACAGCATCCAGCAGACATACATTATTAAACCCGTATCTAAGTTTAAAAAGCAAATTTTAACGTGCGAACAGCGAATAGATATTCCGACGATTGAACCATTGACGGATATGAAAGCAGTTGTATATTCAGACAAATTCTCGAAAATTATTCCATGCATAGAGTTAGCAGGAAAATTTTTAGATGAATTTAAATTGACGTTTGAGACGAACGAGGGCGTAACCGTACTACCCATAAAGATATACTCTGGTTCGTCGAACCCGTTAGATAATCCATATACGTCCTTTAGATATGTGTTAGTGTTACCTCGAGGTGCTACAGGTGTTAAATCGTGCAAGATTATCGACAAAGCTACCGGGAAAGAAGTCCAGCACAATTTTACATTCGGTATTATGCCCCCGCCGTATAACTATGATAACGCGTTATTTGGTTATCTTTCGTATGGTGTAAACAAAAACCACAAAGATATTTCGGACTTTCGCAGCATTGTTTCAACAGCTTTTGAAAACTTGCAGTACGGGTTATACAAAATGCAAGTTCAGAATAGTGTCTTTCCAATGACTTCCAGCCCTATACCTGAAAACCGCAGCTTGAGCATGATAAAGTTTAGGGTTAAGAATAAAACTGGGGCAAAAGCAGTATTGGAATTAGAGTTTACTTACCGCACAGCAGACAACTCGAAAGGTAATGATGTGTTAGGATTGCATATCGCTGATGGTGATAATACCGTTATAATCGATATAGACAAGGGAATGTTAATAGTCGTTTCGGATAGGACCGGCTCGCCGTTTATGGCTTCATTTCCGTGCAAGCACGAAGATCATGTAATAACAGCGTTGAATAAAGCGTCTATTTACGGCGACACTACATCAGGGCTTATAAATTACAACTATTATTTTAAACCGAATGTACTACCGCAGGTGTGATAACATGACAAAAATCTTTTCAAAAGGCATCGACCTATCCGAACATCAGGGAACAGTTGACTTTAACAAGCTAAAATCCTCGGGCATTGACTTTGTTTTACTCCGCGCCGGTTACGGCAGTGCAAACCGTTACCCGGAACAGTACGACGCAAGGTTTGAGGAATACTACAAAAAAGCGAAAGCCGCAGGGCTTGGCGTGGGTGCATATTGGTACAGCTACGCCGAAAACTTAGACATGGCGACAGACGAAGCCGCAAGCTTTATCAAAGCCTTAAAGGGTAAACAGTTTGATTACCCGGTGTATATCGACCTTGAGGAAGACGAAATAGCAAAACGCCTCGGTAAAGCAAAATATAGCAGCATCGCGGCTAAAATCGTTAGCACAGTGGAGAGCAACGGTTACTGGGTAGGAATCTACGCGTCTTTGTATTACCTCTCAAACATGCTCGACATGTCGAAACTATCCCGCTACGCCGTATGGTGTGCACAGTGGAACGACGTTTGCCAATACGAAAACGCGGGTATCTGGCAGTATACAAACAGTCATACCGTAAACGGTGTCTCGGGTAAAGTGGACGCAGACTACGCGTATTATGATTATCCGTCCCAGATTAAAGCTAAGGGCTTGAACGGCTACAGCAAGAAAAGTGACAACAAGGATTTAATCCGAACGAAACTCGAACAGATTGAAGTCCTTGCAAACGAAATTGAAAGCTTGATTTAACATGGCAACCTATAAGCAATGTATTACAGACCAAAAGACAATCTATGAAAGTGCGGGCTACCCGTACTACGACGGCGGCGGTGAGCATGGCGGTATTGATACCGTGCATGACAATCACAAGGCATATGCACCTTTAGCCGGAAAGGTTGTATGGGCGCAGGTGTGGGACGGCAGCACCATAACGGGCAATATGTCGTGGGGCAACATGATACTTGTAGAGTTTGAACCAAACAAGTATTGGCTTGCCGCGCACTTTGCGTCACAGATTTGGTCTGAGGGTGATACCATTGCAAAAGGGCAGTTTATCGGCACGCAAGGCGAAACAGGTAACGTAACCGGCGTACACACCCACTGGGAATACTGGGACGGCGGACAAACAATCGCCTACAGAAAAGACCCGTCCTCTATCTTGCGTATACCGAATGGTGTAGGCACGTATAATGTTACGTGGGACGCAAACACACCGCAACCGAAACCACCTTTACCCGACGCGAAATGGCACGCAAAAAACCTTTACGGTTACTCCCGTGAGAGTTCTGAAGCGCAAGACAATGCGATTATGATTTACAAGGCTTTAGTGCAGTCGCTCGGGTGGACATTAAACGCCGTCTCTGCTGTCCTTGGCAACATGGAATGGGAGAGCGGGTACAATCCGTGGCGGTGGGGTTGGGATGAACCCCTACCGTCGACGGATTATAGAAAGGACGACATTGGTTATGGTTTGGTACAGTTTACTCCACCTCAAAAATATATTGACGCAGATATTGCAAAATCGTCCCCCGGGTACGCACCACACTTTAGCGACGTGCAAGGCAGCCCCGACGATGGTACAGCGCAATGCTATTTTTTGAGTAACGCTACAAACCTGTGGTATCCTGTTAGTCCGTACAACATGAGTTATGCCGAATTTAAGGCATCGACGGAAAGTCCCGAATACCTTGCGAGTGTATTTTTGGACACATACGAGCGCCCGGCCTACCCCGAAGAAACCCGCGCAGACCGTGAAAAGGCTGCGAGATATTGGTATAACTACCTTGTAAAATATGACCCTGATACCCCGCCTACACCACCAGAACCACCAGAACCACCAACACCGGGCAGAAAATCCATGCCTATATGGATGATGTGTCTTGGCTACAGAAAGAGAATGATTTAAATGGCAGTAAAAAATCTTGAACAGTTTAAGGAAATGTTTGCGTCAGGTGACTTTACACCTGATAGAATGTTAGAAATTGCCGAAGACGTTGCGGACACGTTTAATGATTTTAGCACCAGACTGTCTGCGGCGGAAGAAGCAACAGCGAAGAAAGATAAAGAATGGCGTGAAAAATATACAAGCCGTTTCTTTGAGGGCAAGCCGGAAACCAGTAAACCCGACGAACCCGAAGATGCAACCGAACGTGCAGAACATATCACGTTCAACGATTTATTCAAATAAGAAAGGATGATTTTCAATGGCAACTAAGCCGAAAGTAAGAACCCTTACAAACAGTTCCGCAGACGTGTTGAATGCAATCCGAAATTCGGCGTCTGTAAATTACCGTAACTATGTCCCGGTTGTGACCCCGGATGCAGACAGCATTCGTGAAATCGGCGCAATCATCATGGACATGCCCGCGCTTCAGAATGAGTTCCTGTCCGCGCTCGTAAACCGTATCGGTAAGGTCATTATCACTTCAAAGTCCTACTCCAACCCGTGGGCAATGTTCAAAAAGGGATTTTTGGACTTTGGCGAAACGGTTGAAGAAGTATTCGTAGCTATGGCGCGACCGTTCCAGTATGACCCGGCGGTTGCAGAAAAAGAACTCTTTAAGCGTGAAATCCCGGACGTACAGTCCGCGTTCCACGTGATGAACTTCCAGAAGTTCTACAAGACTACGACAGAAGAACAGGATTTGCGTCTTGCGTTTATGTCCGAAGACGGCGTGTATAACCTCGTTTCGAAGATTACGGAACAGCTGTATACCGCCATGGAAAACGACGAATTTCAGGTCATGAAGTATATGCTGGCGCGTAACCTCTCCCGTGGTCAGATCAGCGTTCAGACGATCAACACAAGCAATATCGATGATGCAACCGTTGCAATGCGTAAAGCGTCCAACGACCTGCTGTTTATGTCGAACGAGTATAACCTTGCGGGCGTTACCACGCATACCCTGCGCGATGACCAGTATATCATTATCAATACTGCTTTCGATGCAACCCAGAGCGTTAAGAACCTCGCCCGTGCATTCAACATGAGCGAAGCCGAACTTCTCGGTCATACTGTGCTTGTCGATGGTTTCGGAAAGCTGGACGTAAAGCGTCTTGGTGAACTCTTTAAGGACGACCCGAACTATTACGAGTACAGTCAGGACGAACTGGAAGCTCTCAACGAAATTCCTGCTATCCTCGTTGACCGTGACTATTTCGTGATTTACGATAAGCTCCAGCAGTTCCGCGACCTTGAGAACGTACAGGGTCTTTACTGGAACCATTATCTTCATGTGTGGAAGCTGTTCAGCGTTTCCCCGTTCGCGAATGCTATCGCGTTTATCCCCGGAACTCCGACCGTTACAGGCGTTACGGTGTCCCCGGAACAGGCAACCGTTTCCAAAGGTCAGGTGCTTACCATTACTGCAAATGTTGCAACAACCAACTTTGCACCGCAGGCCGTTACATGGTCGAGCGATAATCCGCTCGTTACGGTGTCTGCGTCCGGCGTTGTTAAGGTTGACCCGACTGCAAGCGGCACGGCAAACATTAAAGCAACGTCTAAGTTCGATACCACAAAGAGCGGCACTTGTGTGATTACCGTGCAGTAAACTAATTCAATGTAAGTCAAACCCTCCAGCAATGGAGGGTTAAGACTTATTAAAGGAGTATACAATATTATGTATATCGTTCCAAACAGCAAAGTATATATTTTAAGCGGTATTCCAATCAACAATAACTATCAGCATACTATTTATTTTGACGACGCTGACGCGCAGTATGCGTATTTTCGAAAGCACGTCAAAAAGACGTTTACGGGTGTTTCATATCAGCGTGAAAAACGTGGGTGGATGCGTGTAGAGTGTTCAGCAGACGAATTGTATAACTGCAACTATCTGATGTATCAAAACACCGCGTATAATAACAAGTGGTTTTATGCGTTTATTGAAAGCGTTGAGTATGTAAACAACGTCACTTGCGAAGTCACATTTACGCTTGATGTTATGCAGACGTGGTTTTTTGATTACACGCTGCAAGCGTGTTTTGTTGACCGTGAACATGTTGCAGATGATACAATTTTTACCCACACTGTCCCCGAAAATATCGGTTATGGTGAACCTATTGTAAATGGGGTACAGTGGGAAGACAACGTTTTATTTTCACCTAAAGGCGTTATCTATACGGCTTCTGAACCGTCAAGCGCGCTTGGAAGCGAAACGAAAGCACAAACTAAAGCTTATGGCGTTCCTTGTAATATGTATATTGGGTGTAGCAAACAGGTTAAAACAAATGGTGAAGTTACGGGTGTTGATAATATTGGTGTGATGAACGATCTTTCTTATTATCTTGCATCGGGAAAACAGTCTGCCCTACAATCTGTTTATACTTTACCTGTGTTTATGTGTGATACAAATATCACAATTAGTGTAAATGGTGGACAGCCGCCAAAAGAACCCGCTGAACTCGAAATGCACGTTTTGAGGAACACAAGCGATTTAAACGGTTATACACCAAGAAACAAAAAACTTTTCTGTTACCCCTACAATTTTTTAAGGTTATCCAATCAAAGCGGCGCTGTACAGGATTACCGATTTGAAGACTTTCAACAGAGTGACGCCGATAAACTTGCAAACAGTGTTGCTTTTAAGGCATACGGCACGGGCTTTAATAACCCGCAAGTAGTTATTGTGCCCCAAAAATATAAATTCAAGGACGAATTTTTTGATGAAGCTATTACAATATCAGGATATCCAATGCTCCCATATTTGGGTGACGCTCTTTCCGCGTATTTGGCTTTAAACTCTAACAGCTTAGCGTATCAGCGCTCAACACCTATTTACAATGCTGTTAAAGGTGCTGTGGGCGGTGTGACAAACGCGGCGGCGGGTATCGCTACAGGTAACGTTGCATTAGCTTTGTCGGGTGCGACTTCTGTTTTGGGAACAGGCGTAACTGCAACTATAGATAGTATGCAAATTGAAGCGGAACAGTTAGCAAAGCAAGCGGACTTGGCAGAAGTCCCTGATACAGCATACGGATTAAGTAATGCGACAAGCGTTACAGCGGCTACAGATAATTTGCGACCCACCTTTTACAGCATGTGTTGTAAAGCCGAGTATGCTAAAATCATTGACGGCTACTTTGACAGATGGGGGTATAAGTGCAACGAAGTCAAAATTCCGAACCGAAATGTTCGCCCACACTGGACATATACCCGTACTAACGCCTGTACAATCAATGCAAACTGCCCCGGAGATGATGAGGATATGATTTGCAAAATTTATGATAACGGAATTACATTCTGGAAAAACGGTGATGAAGTCGGGGACTATACGCTTGACAATTCAATTTAAAAGAGGTGATATAACATGGCAAGTAGTTTGAGGGCAAAGCATTACGGCGGCACGCAAGACCGCATGTTCTGGAGTACGGCTTTTGAAAACCGACTTAACAACGACTTGTACCTTGCAAGGCTTGTTGAACTTTCCGCGTCCATGTTTGACTGGACGGGACTACCAGAAACATGTGATGTGCGGACACTCGAACTTGCGTTACTGGCTAACGGACGTGCAGTGTTCTTCAAGGACGACGCGCTCGACATGTACATGACATTGCCCGTAAACGTCAGCACAAGCGGCTACGACGTGTACGGACAGCCGTTACAGTTTACGGCGCGTAGCATGTATAATAATTACAGATACCCCTTGACGCAAGAAACGGGCGTGATGATTTATAACAATTATCTCCGCACACCGTCCCTGATGCAGTTAGTATCATTTGCGGACAGGCTTGGAAAGATTGATGAAATCATAGATATAAATATCAATGCCCAGAAAACACCGATTTTGATTTTGGCAGATGAAAGCAAACGATTGACGATGAAAAACTTGTACATGAAGTATGACGGAAATCAGCCGTTTATTTTCGGTGACAAGAATTTATCTATCAATGACTTTACGGTTTTAAAGACAGACGCGCCGTATGTTGCAGACAAACTGTACGAAATCAAAACACAGATTTTCAACGAAGCTTTGACATACCTTGGCATTTCAAACACGTCGTTGCAGAAGAAAGAACGCTTGATTACAGACGAAGTGTCGCGCAACATGGGCGGTACTATCGCGGCGCGGTACAACCGTTTGAATGAACGGCAAAAGGCTTGCGAAAAAATCAACAAATTGTTTGGTTTGGATGTTTGGTGCGAATACAAGGAAGATTATGACGACCGTTTGATTTTGGAAGATACAGACGACGTAATGTATCAGAAACAAATCAAAGAAAAGGAAAGAAAGGAAGAAAACAATGAGTAAATATACAACAGAAGTCCGTTGGATTTGCGAAAGTTTTGTTCCTGAATTGAACTGGCAAGGAGAGTACGAACACAGCGGCTATGGTGACGTAGAGAAAGCTTTGCAAGCAGGGTACGAACACATTTTCGATTTTGAATTTCCTATCTGGAAAGAAAGTTATCGTGAACACCTTTGCAAACTTATCCTGCTCCACTATTACACGCGTGAAATAGCGTATGAAACTTATGCGCTATGGAAACTCCACTTGCGTGAACGGCTTGTCGCGATTATGCCGAAGTACAACCTGCTGTATAAGCAAGAGGAACTTGCTAACCCATTTGATAATATCAAACATACCACAGTGGGCGAAGATACTACGCACACTTCCGACAACGGCACGTCACACGGCGAAAGTCAGAGTACAGGCTGGAATAAGTTCAATGAAACGCCGCAAGGTGGTATTGAGGGGTTAGACACTGATAAGTATCTGACAAACGCGACAAAGACAACAAGCGAAGCTTCAACCGACGGCACAGCACAGAGCACACAGGACGGTAAACGCAACACGGAGTATACTTATACAGGTCGTAGCAGCGGAGACGCGTATTACTCCGAAATGACGAAGATGTATAAAAATTATGAAAGTGTTGACAACATGGTATTACACGAACTGGAAGATTTGTTTTTCGGTTTGTGGGAATAAAGAAAGGTGGTAAAGTATGCCGAACGACAACAATTTCACACCCGCTAACTTTGACCCGATTTTAAAAAAGTATGACGGCATTCCTTATCTGCGCTTTTGGTGTCAGAAAGTTCTTCCCGCTGTCTATGACCAGAGTTTGAGTTATTATGAAGTGCTGTGCAAGCTTGCGGCGTTCCTTAACAAAATGGTTGAGGAACTCGAAAAGATGCAGGATAACATCGACGCTTTACACAAAGCCTATAAAGACCTGCAAGACTGGGTTAACGCGGAAATCGCAAGGTTTGAAGCGCACATGGAACAGCACTTCGACGACCTTACGCAGGAGCTTTGGAACAGGTTCGAAGAGTATAAAAATAATACAAACACTACCTTACAGCAGTGGTTTAACGACTACGCTACAAACACTACAAATAATTTAAACAAAAAGTTTAACGATTTTGTAAACAATGCTAACACGCGCATTGATCAGATGTTCAACACGTACACCTCGAGTACGAATAATGAGTTCAACACGTGGAAAACTGATTTTACAAACCAGTATAACCAGTGGAAAGACGAAGTTAACGGACAGATTAGCAGCATAAACTCCAATATCAGTTCTTTGACTAAACGTGTAGCCGCGCTCGAGAACATGATTAAGAAGTACCCGGAATTTAACTATAAGTCGTTCACCATGACAGGAACGAAGTATTACAAAAAGGTTATTCTGGACATGCTTTCGTTCCCCTCTGCGGGTGACAGCGCTATTATCTGTTATGGCGTGTGTCGTGTGTTTGGACAGGATAATTCCGTTTCCGTGTCGGGTAACTGGCGCGAACGGTTTACTATGTCGCTGGATGCAAAGCGCCAAATTTCTTCCCTGCTTGGAGCTACTACTCAAAACTGCCTTAAGTTTGAGTTAATGCCGCGAACGTCCTACGTTTCCGCTGCCGGTGATGCAAATAACGGCGCGCCTACCAATGACAAACTCATTTCGGGTTTGCTTTGGATTCCCGGACCCGGAACAGGTGATGCTGTTCTCAATGCACAGCTGTTTTTCAAAAACAACGGTTCAGTAGGTTTCGTGTCTGATAACTCCATGTTGTTCTCCGCTATTGCTACGCAGCAGGTTAACCCGCCTGCATGGGCTACAAACTCTGGTGAGTGGACGTTGTAAATAATCTGAAATAGCAATGGCTCGAGTACCGTAATGGTATTCGAGCCTTTGTTTATTATATAGACAAATATATAAACATTTTGTCTATAGCATCGCACAAATCCGAACCTGATTTTGTATGTATTTTTGCTAAGGGGCAAGCATTACAAAGCAGAATGCTTCTGCCACAAATAGAGTCTCTTGTTTGTTTTAAAACTTGTACAAAACGCTTATGTTCTTCTGCGTTTTTAAACGTAAATGTAATTTTGTGTTCTTCATCCTCTATGTTCATTTTTAACCTCGCAATATTTTTGTATGATAAGCTTTTCGGCTTGTTTTAACGCGCTTGCTTGATAATCAAGCCACGTGCCAAAGCCTACGGGCTGCTTTGCACCGGCGTGCAAACGCTTTAAGGTAGTAGGGCTGCAAGTGCGTCCTGCTATGCTGTAACTGTCTGCAAGCGCCTTGCCGCAATAGCTATATTCAACCCAGTTTAGACAACCGTCGAGCAGTTCGGTATGTAGCTCGGATAACGTGTCCGGCGCTTCTGCGTCGCCTAATCGGTTTAAAATGTCTATTGCGTATAGCTTTACGGCGCTTCTGTATGCACCGCGCGGGGTGGTTTCATTTACTTTCTTGCGTATCTCAATGTAATTCAAGTGCTTCACGCTCCTTTATCTTTTTCCAGATATATTCTCTTGTACTATCTAAGTCATGACATATTGCGTAGGCTTTACAGTCCGTCGTGCAATCTGTATGTTGTTTACATTCTGGGCTGTCAAATATTCTATCTGCCGAGTAAGACAAACCCTCTAAAAGGTATTTCAGTTGTTCAGTGGTATAGCATCGGGTGCTAATTGTTATCATATTTAACGCTCCTTTTTATGTTGTACAGGTCAACTTGACGCTTTATTAGTTTGTATGTCATATGTGCCGCTTCACAAATAGCGTTATAACGACACCGTGCATCACACCCAGACTTCTGACATTCCTGCGTTTCATATATTCACTTTATTAGTTGGTTTGCGTCATGCAGCATTGCTTGTAGTTCATTTTGTTTCATCTCTAATTCTCCGTTAGCTATGAGTTTACCCGCTTGACGACCTGCAAGCTCAAACGTAAGCAATACGTCATTCCGACAATAATTCTCCAAAACACGCGGGTCGAAATAATGATTAGCGTGTTCCTTTTGCTTGTTTTGGCTCATAAGTTCATCCACCTTCCTAATGTTTTAAGCAACTTGTGATCGTTGTATGTACGGTCAATCCATTCGAGCAGCTGCGCAAGGCCGCAAAGTAGCGTTCCTGCTATAATGCTCAAACACAAAACGATAATCATATTGTTTCCACCACCTTATAAACTAACTCCAAACGGCTTTTCAGTTTGGAAATTTCATAGCATGTTTGCGTTTCAAGCACACCTAAACAGCCTAACGGGCATTCATAGCAGTTTCCACCGTATTTCTCACAACATGTCTCGTACACGGTGTCTAACGTCTTTAACAAATACGCAATGTCGCGTTCTACATCTCGGTTTCGCTCAATTTTCATTTTCGTACCGCCTTTCTGCTGTTAAATCTGTGATATAGCAAGCGCCCATCTGTCTTGCGGCTTTGTGCGCTATGCGTTTTGCGTGTGCCGCTGTCTTTGCCTGTACGGGTATTTCAATGCTATACTTGCCTTTGTCCGGGTCTGTTACGGTTACTGTTACTAAATAACTGTTCATTGTTGTTTTCGTCCTTTCTCCAGTTTGTGCCTATACAACTGTCTATTGCGTGTACTACAAATGGTATTTCGGTTTCCTTGGTGTTATCCGCCCATGCGGGTTTTACAAGGTTTGCTTTGAATAGGTCTGCCCAGTTTGGATTCATGGTTTTTACCACTCTTTAAGTTTGCAATAATGTCTCTTTGCGTCCATAAGTTTGTCAAACACGATTATTCCGCTATCTAATTCCGCAAGAACAGCTATCCATTTTCCGACATTGATTATCGCCGTTTCTGGGCTAATAAGCTTTCTTTTAGCAAGATCTTCTGGCTTGCCTATTATCGCATAAAGATTTTCACTGTTCCACACACTGTAACAACCTGTAGCCTTTTCCTTTATAATTTTCATTCAAGATAACTCCTTTTATAAAGCACTTGCATAATAAAATTTTCGTCTCCCTCGTCTAGTTATGACGCGTAGACAGCCTACGCCCGTTTCGGCTTAGATTTCAAATTCTTCGTTATACTTCTCGTAATGCTTTTCGCAATACGCGTTGTAAAACTCCTGCTCGTCTTCAATTCCCATGGCGTGAAGCTGCTCTCTGATTTCATCATCCATAAGCATTACAGCTGCTTCAAAGTCAATCTTGTTTCCGTTGTAGTCTTTGATGGTTTTCATTTTGCATTTTCCTTTCCTTTTATGATTATAGTATACTTTATGTTTGTGAAGACCGTATGAACGATTTGTGAACATTTTCACTTTCTTTTGATTTCAAACTTTTCGTCCGCGCTTGCGAAAACGTAACTATCTAAATCATATTCTATTCCGCTGGCTAACTCGTCAAGGTTGTTGCGTAAAGAGATTTTCGCCATGTCGTAGTCAAAATGACGCGTTATGCTTTCCGCGCATTCGTTAAGCGCGTCAATGACTTCCCACGGAAGTTGCATGTTTCCGAACGGTCTGTAGCCGGTTACGATTACGGTATCGGCATCAATAACGTAAACGTCGGAATTCCAGCCGTACACACCCGCAGTGTAGAAATTTGGTTCACGCCATTTTAAAGCGTCTTGCAAGTCGCAGTAGCCGACTCTAATGACGTTGCGATATGCGTTCATAATTGCTCTTTTCGTTGTCTGTGTTTTCATTTTGCATTTTCCTTTCTGGCGTGTCATCATCAGTGCAACGCCGCCGACCGTTGCAGACGGGCGTCTGTGCCCGTTTCGACTGTTTATACTTCCTTTATTGACTTTATAAGATCAGTTTCAATCACTTTATAATTAAAACGGTTCATTCTAAAATAGGTCAAATCGCCTTGAATAAATGATGATAATGCTTTTATAGTTTGTTCCGTGTCTATACATGTAAAACGATCTATAAATCTGCGCTCTATGTATGTTACTGCAATCATATTTATACCCCCGTTCTAATGCACTCATCAAGTGGCACTTTATAGCCGTGCACCTTAAAGAATGGGCTTTCGTTTACGGAATAGTAAACTTTACAACGGTGAAAACCTTTGCTGCCGCCCCAAGCGCCCGAAACACAGTATACATAATCTTCCATGCCGTGTTCAATGCCCCTTATTTCCAGTCCGTTCAGTCCGCTATAATATGCTATGGTTTCGTGGCTCTCGCAATATTCACGCTTTTTCATTTTGCTTTCCTCCTGTTAGTCAATTAATTATTTTCATACGCTTTTAGGATGTTTTCAAAATTTGTTCCATACACAACGCCGTTTAATCATTGTAAAATGCTGCATGCGCGTTTTGCTTGAATGAATCAATAATTAAATCATGATATTCTTTATCAGTGGCGCGCCATATTTTGCACGCATTGCCTTTTGTGCCCCCGTACAATGCTATATAAGCATTTATAAAAATGTTCATGTTATCCCTCATTTTGCTTTCCTCCATTCTATAATATATATTGCGTCATCCATTGTATATATTGTTTCGCTTTCAGTTTCTGCCCAAATTTTAGCACCGGATATTTCTAACAACTCTTTACCCGTTATGTAGTTTTCGCGTTCGCTGTACGGGTATTCATGGATTCTTGTTTTCATTTGCTTTACCTCTCTTTCCTTTTTTCTGTCTATATTATACCACCCAGCGCCGGAAAATGTGTTAACAAACTGTGAATAAATTGTAAACGATATATTAATAAATTATGAATTAAATATGAACAAGAATACTTTCATGCTTTAATGTATTAAAGTGGGGTTAGTTGTGACTTACGCTCGTTCTTACCACTGCT